GAAAGCGTCGAAATCATCTTCAAACAAGTCAAAGTCAATACGCTCAAGGAACAACGCACTGAAGTCGAAATCATCAAGAAATGAAAATCGAAATAACTCAAGGAGGGCGCGAAATGAGTAAACTTGCGAGCGAATGGATTATGGCAATGACCGTAATCCTTTTGTTAATTGTGACTTTTATAGCTTCCTCACAACGGGATGACTTAAAAGCAGAAGCTGTGAAACGCGGATTTGCGGAATGGGTTTCTGACTCCAACGGGAACACCACATTCAAGTGGAAGGATGGTGCGAAATGAGCGACACACCAGAAACAGATTCAAAACAAAAAACCTTAAACCTTTGGCGTGACCTTTACACTCTTCAAAAAGAACTACTTGAAAAGGCAGTTGATGAACTCATTGAGGCAAAGGAAACAATAAAACGAGAAAGAACAAAGTCATTAAGAGACTTCGCAATTGTTTCACATGAATTCAAAGAACTTAAAATAAAAAATAACATTGCAATCGATTCATTGAGGATAATCAACGCATCCGATTGGAAAACATCAGGAGAACTGCGCTCAATCGCTCGTATAACATTACAACATTTAACTACACAAACACAAACTCAAAAACCCCAATAACACACTCAAGCCCCCCTACGGGGGATGGTAAGGGGGATTTTACCAAAAGTCAAGCACTATTTTTATCTATGCCTAAAAAAAATCCAGTTGGTAGACCATCTGACTATGATGAGAAGCTAGCAGAGGAAATCTGCGAACGCTTATCACTAGGCCAAACACTATCGTCAATTTGCAACCTCAAAGGTATGCCAAGTTACACAACGATATGGAGATGGGAACAAAATATCGAAGAATTTCGTGCGAATTCCGCACACGCACGAAAGATTGGAACTCATGCACTTGCAGATGATTGCATTAGAATTGCAGATGATCCTACTATGGATCCAGCAGATAAACGTGTGCGCATCGATACCCGGCTACGATTACTTGGTAAGTGGAACGCACGGCAATATGGTGACAAGATTGAGGTCGAAAGCACAGGCAACAAGCCAATAGCAGTGACGTTCAGTATCGGTGACCGTAACGCCGAACCAATCGAGTTGATCGAAGGCAAAGAACCTCCTGCAATAGAGAACAACAATGAGGTTTGAGATACGCTATGTCATCACATGTAACGATTGCGCAATTGGGCCACGACTATCAAGAGGAACTCCAATGCCAGAATACCAAGCAAGCTATCCTATGACGCAGGACGGGCTATTAAACGCACAGGACGACATGCAGCGCATCGAGAAGTATGTGACTGACTGGGACAATAAGATGAAGGGTAAAAAGAAATGATTAAGTATTGCAAATGTGGCGCAGTATCCAGCGTGGTTGAATCACGGGATCAACAAGACCGAATTATGCGCAGGAGATACTGCACAAGATGCCCGGAGAAATGGGTGACATACGAAATTAGCCGTGAAGAATACAAGAAGCTACACGCAATAGACGATAAGCGTGACAGCATTAAACAATTAGCAGAGATGATTTGATATATGAAAGCATACGAAGTAACACCAGAGCAAATGGAAATCCAGCGATTGAACTCGGTCATCCGTGATTTGAGGTCAATTATCCACGAATTGCAGAAGGATATCAACAAGCAGAAGTCATTGGTATCCAAGCTGAAAAGTAGGGAAAATAATCAATAACTTCTAATAACGCCGATAATGAATAATGGGCTTCAACTCCACACCGACAACAGCAAATCAATATAAATAAACGAATAATGAAAACACCACACACCAAAATGCGGTTCCATATGCTCGGATTACCGCACACAGTAACGTCAAAGGAATTCGTTGCATGCGCATATACGCAGAAGGTTCTGAAGGCATGTAAAATGTTCAAAGCACTTGGTCACGAAGTAATTCACTATGGTCACGAAGACTCTGACCTGATATGTGATGAGCATGTGTCAGTGCTGACCAACGATGATTTCAAGAAGTCATACGGGTCACACGATTGGCGTAAGACGTTCTTCAAGTTCGATACAAACGATCATGCTTATCAAACCTTCTACAAGAACGCCATTCGTGAAATCGGGTTTAGAAAGAAAAAGCATGACTTTATTCTTCCATTTTGGGGCAGCGGAGTCCGTCCGATATGCGATGCGCATCAACACGATATGATCGTGGTTGAGCCGGGCATAGGTTACGCTGGTGGTCACTGGGCTAACTGGAAGGTATTTGAGTCCTACGCCATTTACCATGCTTACTGTGGGCTGAAGAACGTAGGCATGTGCCAACAGGGTAACTATGACGTTGTGATTCCTAACTATTTCGATCTGGATGACTTTACGTTTAACGAGCATAAGCAGGACTACTATCTGTATCTTGGCCGAGTTTATAGCGGTAAGGGTGTAGACATTGCTATTCAAGCCACGGAACGCGCAGGCGTTAAACTCGTCATTGCAGGGCAAAAGGAAGAAGGATACAAGCTACCGCCGCACGTTGAATACGTTGGCTATGCTGACGTTAATAAGCGTAAGGAACTAATGGCAAATGCAAAGGCATCGTTCCTGCCAAGTCAATACGTCGAGCCGTTCGGTGGAGTCCAGATCGAGAACCTGCTATCAGGAACGCCAACGATCACCACTGACTGGGGATCTTTTGCAGAGAACAACGTCCACGGCGTGACTGGATTCCGATGCCGCACTATGGGTGACTATGTCCAAGCTATCGAGAGCATCGACGCTATCAGTTCGCATGATTGTCGTGATTTCGGCATGAACTTCACGTTGGACAACGTAGGCATCATGTATGACAAATACTTCACGGATGTGTTAAATGTCTACACTGGAGAAGGATGGTATGCGAAGAATCGACCGAATGACATTTGGGCATTGTATAAAGACTATCCAACACGTTAATCAACAGCACATAAAACAATGAAAACACTATCAATACTTTTAACCGTCCTATTCGTTGGACTCAAGCTAACCAACTACATTGACTGGTCTTGGGTATGGGTGCTGTCACCAATCATAGCTTGGATTTCAATAGGCGTTATCTTGTGCTTTCTATTGGGCGTTTGCGCATTTATTGGACGGAAGTTTTAATATGAAATACATCACATACATATCAGCATTGGCGTTATGCTCATGCACATACGCACCGAAGAGTTACAGGAACAACTCACAAACAACGCATAACTACTACAACGAGCAACGGGGTAGCGGATACAAGTATACGGGTGGAACGAAGGAGGATGACATCGACGCACTGATCCGGGCATCGATCCAGTATGATCTGGAAACAATCAGGAACGCACGATGATTTTATTCGCCATTCGAGAATAACATATGCCATTCTCCATAGACACATTCAACAACGTCTTTGCGTATCACGTTAGCAAGATCAATCCAGCGTCGATCCTAGATGTTGGTGCTGGCGCAGGCAAGTATGGTAAGCTAATCAAGTCGATACTTCCATGTGCCAACGTCGAAGGTATCGAGCCAACGCAGAAGTATATCGATGACTATGTGTTGAATGCAATCTACAACAGGGTTCATTGCGCTACAATCCAAGACTTTGCAAAGAACAATCCACGGAACAGGTATAACATGGTGATTTTCGGTGATGTGCTGGAGCATTTCTTCCGTTCGGAGGCAATGGATTACATTGATTACTTTTTGTATCGGAGTGACTGGGTGCTGGCATTGTGGCCCACGTTCATGCCACAGGATGACGCAATGGACAATGCGTATGAGATCCACAAGTCAAACTTTAACCTGCTTGATCTGGCAACGAAGTTCGATATCCACCACTATGAGAAGAAGTTTGCGTGGTATAACAACAACGATGCGCATTATCAGCATGCTGAATACAACTATTGTTTAATGAAAGGAAGTGTCACAATTCGACATTTAGGAGCATAAATATGGTATCATTCATGGTCAGAGTCCATAACGAGGAACGTACGCTGGAGCGCAGCATCAATTCATTGGGGCAGGTATTATGTCCGCATGAAATAATTATCGTGACGCATAATTGCACGGATCGTTCGGAGGAGATTGCAAACAGGTTGGCAGCAGATAATAGGTCGATCAAGTTGTTCAGCTATAAACATGAAGTGTCCAGAGCAGGGTATGAGACGCTATGCACGGATGCGGAGTCGGTGCATAGTTTGCCAGCGTATCTGAATTGGATTCTGGACAAATGCACGGGCAAATGGATATTCAAATGGGATGCTGACTTCATAATGACCAAGTGGCTTGCAGAGTGGCTGAACAAGAACTTGGACAAGATGGACAATTGCAGGATCAGGATATCGGCAACCAATTCGACATCGAACAACGCAGAAATTTATTTGACAGATGCATTGTCGCGCTATACAAAGTACATGTTCTGGGAAGTTCCAAACTTCACTGACTCCACTGAAATTGTGCTGGACAGTGGAATAAATATCATACATGAATCAGAAATCCATACGATGAAATCTTACTGGCATAATGCGCCTTGGTTTGAGAAAGAAGACTCTGAAGAAGCAAATATTGTCAAGTCAAGGATTGCAATGTTGACCAGCGAATTTGGGCTGGAGCCTGCTGGATTGGCTAGAGCAAGCAATGGGTTGTGTGATCCGTATCTTTCGAGGATCGTGAGCGCAAATCCAAGTTACATAAAATTTTTTAGTTAAACATAAACAACAATGATAAATACACATAATACAATGACATATCCACAATTCGTACAATCAATCAGTAAGCCGGGGGTTGACATCATTCGTCAGTTATCTCCAGCGCAAGCGCATTTATTGCATATGGTTGCAGGTGTATCAGGCGAAGCGGGTGAATTGCTTGATGCGGTCAAGAAGCATTGCATCTACCAGAAGGCATTGGATTTGGTAAATGTGAAGGAGGAGATCGGTGATCTGATGTTTTACATTACAGGATTGCTGAATGACCTTGGAATTACGCTTGAAGAATGCATCGAAGAGAATAGGCAGAAGTTGGAAAAGCGTTATTCTACATTGAGTTATAGCAACGAGCAGGCAATTACACGCGCAGATAAGTTGTCTACATTAGATGACAAGAATCAACCTAAACCGGTTGATGATGAAGACTTTTCTGATGTGAAAATTGAAAAAGTGTGTAGCGTAAATGACCCTGATTGTGAATCATGCCAATGAACTGGGATGAATATGCAATGAACTTGGCAGAAGTAGTTGCCAAGAAGAGCAAAGACCCGTGGAGACAAGTTGGTGCGGTCATTTTACGGAATGACAACACGATTGCGTCTTGTGGGTATAATGGATTTCCTGCGCACATGGTCGAAGATTGGTCTTGTAGGGACAAAAGACGCAAATATGTGGTGCATGCGGAGCAGAACGCCTTGAGGCATGTAAAGCCCCAAGAATGCCGTTTAATCGCAAGCACGACGCTGCCCTGTAACGATTGTCTAAAGTCTATTGCATCATATGGGATTCGACGTATCGTTTACCGAGAAACATATCCAACTGACGAGTCAACAATGTTGTTGGCATCTGACTTTGGAATTGAATTGGTTGCTATATGACAAAAGAAAAGTTGTGGCAGATTTACGTTGAAAAGAATCCATCGTTTAATGGTACTGGAAGCGTTACGCTTTCGGCGAAAGGATTGAGAAAATTGTTCGACACAACGTGGGACATTGCTTACTTCGATGGTGAAGAAGAGATTGATCGTGATATCAACTACAATCCCACTAGTGGATCGGTTAATGACCTGATGAAAATATTTGGAATGAAATGAACATCGAGCCAAATATTGCGCAGAAGGCATTGAACTTCGTGAAGGCAACAACTGCCTTCGTGAAGGCTGGAATGCCAGTAAGGAACAGACGTGAAATTGAAGAATGTTTGACGATCTGCAATGAGTGCGTTCACTACAATGCAAAGGCATTTAATGGATCTGGTAAATGTGGTGTGTGTGGGTGCAACTTGGAAATCAAAACGACAATGGAGACAGAACATTGTCCATTAAGCTACTGGTGATAATGACACGACAAGAAATGCAGACCCAACTTAATAACGACTACCTTTTCGGTAAAATATCCGTTGAAGAATGGAGTGAAAAGTTTGACGAGTTGAGCAATGTTAGGTTATGGGTAAAAGACGGAAAAGTTAAAGAAGAGGAAAATAAAAATGGATAACGAAGAACAAATTAATCAGTTTCAGGCAAAGCTCGACAAGTTGGTTGAAAGGTATATCATGGAGTTCGACCTTTCGCTTGCAGCTATGGTTGGGGTCTTGATCTGTAAGGTGTACGAATTGCTTGCCAATTCAAATGATGACGATGAAGATGATGACAAAGATGACGATGAAGGATATGACGGAGTTAACCCATGACCTATAAACGAATAGATCAAATTGGAGCGGTTATCACAGAATCTCCTATTCCACATATCAAATTTGATGTGTTGAATGAATCACTTGAAAAATCAGGACTTGATCGTGATAAATTCAGTGAATACTTTGGAGTTCAAACTTGTTACCAAGGTGGATTGTATCCGTGGGACGTTGAAAGCGTCCTTGAACGTATGATGAGCGGGAAACTCATAGGCACACAACTAATGATGGATTAAATATATGTCAAAAATAGATAAATTTATAACTAAAGCGTTAGATGAGATGTTTAAAT